GAGTGTACATCAATGCCATATTTAGTTAAAATATCGATAGCAACAATATCGGGAATAATCGCAAAAGATCTATATGTTCTACCGTTACTTGAGATAGAATCCAATTCCCTTTGTTGAGCGGCATAATCTTTGTATGCCTGAACATCTTGTTCTAGTTTAAAGTTCTTATCGTCTGTATCTACTTTAAAACTATTTTTATTATTATCTTGTGATAGAAAGCCCATGTGTCCTCTTTTATTTAGTTAGCGTGTGCTACGGTAAAGATACCGTCATGACCTAATTGACCAAATTCATACTTAGCATTAGTACCATCATAAGCAGCAACTGAATCTGTTACATATGTCTGTGCACCACCAACGATTTTTTCGTAGGATACAGAAGTAATTTTACCTCTATTAGTTACTACGTTACCGTTTAATGTTGGAGCAGAGATTGTTACAGAAGAAGTGTTGCCAGGATAATACGTTGCTGTACCGTTTGTTTGTGTAATCTTAATGTATTGCATTATTATTCCTCTAATTAAAAAGGGGCAAGGTTACCCTCACCCCTTTATAGGTTAATTACTGACCAGACAAACCGAAGATCAGACCGCAACCCTTAGGATTACGGCACTCGATTGTACCTTCTTCAACAATTTGACCGATGATAGAATCACCCAGCTGACCCAAGTCAACTTCTTGCATGGGACGCAAAGCTGCGTAGCTGAACCACATTGGGTCATACAAGAAAGCTGAGAAGTTAGCAGCGTTGTCCAGACCAGAGATACCAGTATTAGCGATACCCATGACATAGTTAGGAACAACCATGATGTCACCGAAGTCAGACATGTAGATCTCAACTGACTGACGCAGCTTGCCGTCTGCATCAACGTTACGGCGAACGTTACCGTCACCAGCGTTAGATGTAGAAGAACCAGCAGCTTGTGCCTTAGCAGAGAACACACGGCGGTTAGCGGGAGAGACCATTAGCTTAGTAGCCTTACCACCGTTTTCGTAGATAGCTTGCATAACAGTGTCAATGTGTGACAGTTGCAGGCTAACCTTATCAGCAGAAGTAACGGTTGTGAAAGTACCAGCAATACCAGCACCAGTGTTGGTGGGAGCAGTGTACTCGGCAGGGGTAGCCAACACGTTCAATGCAGTAGATGCATCGTTAATCCATGCTTGGTAGCCGCCCATTTTACGGACGCCTGAACCATTAGAGCTGTTCCAGCTGTTAACCATGTCGAACTCAACGTCACGACGCAGTTCGGTACCACGCTTCTTCAGCTGGTATGCGTATTCGTCAGCAACACCGGCTTGATCAACAGCACGCTTAGTACCAGTAACGGTAACAGTCTTAGAGTTGATCTGTGTGTAGTTGCCCAGACGGGTACGGAAAGGCTCTGCAGCTTGTGCAGCGTTCTGAGTAGCGTAAGACACGCCTTCAGCAACAGCAGCAGAAGTAGGAGCGGCTAGCTCGTCAGTTTGCCACTCATGGAAAACTGCAGTAGCTTTGGTCTTACCGATTGAAGACATGAATGGTGTCTCGTCACGGCTGATCATAGAAATAAAGTTAGCGAGGTCTTCACGCTCGCCAGCGTTTACGGAATTACCTGTAGCAGATGCGCTACGTGCGGCGGCTTTAGAACCACCTGTTGCAAAATTAGTTGCGGCCATTTTAATGACTCCTTATAGTGAGATTTTAAATCAAAGTTTTTTGCTCACTGAGGAAATACGTTTTAGAAAATCTAATTCGTCTTGTTTCGAACCTTCACCTGACAGTACTTTAGATCTGGTAGCAACAGCTGCTTGCTGTTCCTTTTGTGACTTAGGTGTTCCCTTCTTAGAGGGTACCGATTTCACAGTAGGAGCCGCTTTGCGCTTTACTGCACCAGCTTCTTTAGCTGTTTTTAACTTACGATAATCATTGATAAACTTAACAACTTGAGGATCATACACAGAGCCTAATAGCTCTTCTGAGATACCTTCCTTAATTGCAAAATCTCTAATAGACTTAGCGACTTTTTCTGAGTAATCAGGAACTAACGTAGTAATACGTTCGTTATAGTTTCTCAGTAACTCTTGTCGCTGTTCTTCCATTTCGGCAGCTAGTTGAGTTGCAATTGCTTTTGTTTGTTCTTCTCGTTTATTACGAGATTTCCAGTACTTCTCTTGCACCGCTTCACGTTGCTCTTTGAGTTCTCGAGCAGAGTATGAGTCACCCTCATCTCTTGCTTTCTCGATATCCCTACTAAGTCTGTGATACTCTTCGGCTAAAGAAGTTTCAGTGGCAGTTAATTCACTGTTGATAACCTGCCCTAATTCAATAATCTCTTTAAGTTTTTCTGTCTTTTCTTGTTCGATCTGTTTTCTCAGTTCGCCTAGTTCGCGCCCTTTCTGAGATAGATGTTTGTCAGTAGAGTAACCCTTACGGATTTCTTCTAGGGTAACGTACTCTGTCTTACCATCAATGGTTACAGGTACTTTGTATTCCCAATCAATATCTTCTTCAGTTGGTAGATCAGCATTTTGGGTAGACGTATCATCCTCATCTGTTCCTTCTTCCTCAGAATCTGTTGATTCTTCCTCTTCATCTAGGTCATTTTCAGCGTCCTCATCGGTCTCTTGCGGGGCTTCTTCTTCTTCTTCCGATGATTCCTCTGGACTCGGGACGCTATCGTCTTCTTCTGGTAGAGATTCTTCTAACCCTAGCATTTTAGCTGCTGGAGAGTTACGTAGAATGTCATCAAGACTCTTTGCTTCCAAGTCTGCACTATTACTTCCGTCATCAAAACTCTTGCTCGAAATTTCCGAGGCTGGAGTATTGGTAGAGAGTTGTTCTAGATTCATAATTCTTTTACCTTTGTGTCCAATTATTCGGCATTAAGGGCTTTAGCAGCTTTTGCTGCACGCACCTTAGCCATACGATCTACAGTAGTTGCAGCAGCTTCTTTGACTTCACTCTTAGGAGTGTCAAGAGATTCTACTACGTTAAGCGCCTTGTTAATTGAAACAAGGATTGGTGCATAACTCTGTGCTCGTCCTACTCCGCCATTCTGACCACATAAGGCCAATTCGCGGATAATTTCTTCCTGTGCTCGTTTCAACACAGTCTTTGCCAAATCATAATTACTCATTCTTCATCTTCCCCTTCTTGGGATTTTTTATTAATATACTGCATATTGTTACCGTACATCTCAATGCCGATTAACTTCTCTTTTACGCTACCTAATGCCATAGCAGTATGGTATAGGTACTCACGCTCTTTACTGCAGTGAGGTTCTGTCTTTAGCCAGGTAACAAAGAGATCAGCTAAGATCTCTGAGTATGCTTCGCCAAAGAATTGTTCACGTTCTTTATTTGCAAACTGGGATTTACCTAATGCAATTTGTGCATCACGAAAAGGTTCTACCTTATACTCTCCAGTCTCATGATTCATTTTAGGCTTTGTTCTCTTCTGAAAGCCATCTTTATATTGATTCATTTCTTTTCTTTAAAATAATTCACCCATACCCTACGGCAGAGGGGTGAACCGTATTATTACATCATTGGTTGTTCGGGGCCTTGAGCACCACCCTGAAGCATCTCAGCTCCCTTTTGGATAAGTTCTCCAACATCCCCTTCAGCTTTATCTTCATCAGCATCAATAATCTGTTTAGCCAACATCATCAGCTCCTCAGCGCTAGGGCGAGGTTCAAGGGTAACACCCTTCTCAGCTGCTTGAATAGTAAGCTTAGCCCACTCTTGATAACTCTTATCCAATGCGACCATAAGTTGTTTGGTGTTATCTTGAATAGCATTTCTAGATTGTACCTTAGTAAGATTAATTGTAGCCTCACGTTGATCACTATCAAGCTTCTGCATCTTCTCTTGAAGTTGTTGAGCTACTTGACCTGCCTGTTGTTCAGCTTCACGAGCTTGCATAGCCTTCTCGATGAAGTCTGGAGCTGTGTAATCAATTAAGAAGTCTAATGGATCCATATCCATTGCTTCTAAAGTCTTAGCAGCAATTTTAGCGGCAGCCTCAGGAGCAACAACCGCTCCTGCACCAGCCTGTTGAAGTGCAGGAATCAACTGTTGACCAACCATAGTCATCTTCTTAATAATATTGTTGTTACTGTTTTCACCAACATCAATATCAACATACATTAGCATGTTGTCAGGAAGCATACCAGGATCAACTGACTGATAAACATCGTTCTGATCAAAGAACTTAGTTTCTTTACCCCGAAGTTTAGTGCGAATAGTTTTATATACACCCTCAATTAAGCGTTTAAAGCCTGTCTCAGCATATCTACGTGCCATAAACTGGATACGTACTTGTGCTGCCGACATAGCTCTCTGCATCTTTTCTTCGGAGTTGCCAGAAACATAAAGAGTGTCATTAAGGCCTTGAGCCGCTTTTGACAAGCCTGTAGCTTGCTCTTTATGTAACTGCAACATCTCTAAAAGAGGTACAGTACCTGTACTAATAGTATCAGGTGACATAGCTGCTACGGCACCATTAGG